ACTTCTTTGAGGTTAGCGGCTTTAAGAGCAGAGATGTGTAAGAAAACGTCCTTGCCTTCTTCGTCTGGTGTAATGAATCCAAATCCTTTTGCTGAATTGAACCATTTTATTTTACCTGTTGCCATATTATTTTGTTTCTTGTTTTCTTATGATGTATTTATTATTTTTTTGAAAATTTGTGTGTTGTGTTGCGGATTTTTACACCCGCAACATCAATAAAATTACAATGAGTTTTTCTTCTCTTGTATTTCTTTTCTTCTTGTTTTAGTCGCTTTACCTAAAGTACCAAGAGCCTTTCTTGCTCTAGCCGCCGCCGCTTTAACACCCTTTGTTTCGAATGCTTCAGATTCAGCAATGTACGTTTCGTATGCTTCTTTTATTTCTTCATGAGTCGCCATGATTTTTCTCCTTTATAACGTTATAAATTTCAGCCCAACTTTTTACTCGTTGAACCGAATCCTTATCCTCATTATACATTGTATTGTGAGGAAGGTCAAGTAGCAATGCTACCAAACCCATATCATAACCTAACTGTGCATTAGCAGGTTTATCTTCTATCCAAAACGTTCCTTCCGGTATTTTAGATAGAGCTTCGTGTTTGTCTGCTCCTGTGTCTAAACATTCAATATGTTCGAACACATCACCAAACACTTGCTTAAGATTCTCTTCTCTCAACAGATTGGCTTTCTTATCCAATGTTTGACTGGTTATCACATAAAACTTATATCCTAGTTCTGCTATTTTTTTAACATTTTCAACAGCACCTTCCATAGGTTTTAATGACTTCATCCATGCACTTTCATTGAATATCTTTATAAGCACTTCGCATTGACCTTTGTTCATGTGATAGTTCATATTCACTTCATAATGATCACTGGCATGTTTAGGAAAGCCTTGAAATTCCATCCATTCGTCGAATGATTGCTCCCAATTGAGTAGCACTCCATCACAATCTATTGCTATAATTTTATTCATTATTTAGGTAACGTCAATCCTGTTGTACCTTCTCTGTACTGACGTGCCATACCATCTTCTGTTTCTGTGAAACACACAATATTATTTTTGTATATCTCTACATCAGCATTTTGAGGCACAGTGAACACAAACGGTCCAAGACCTATTCCTTTGTTAGGAATATTAACCACTGCTCTTGGTTTTGATATTTTAATTGAATCTTGTGTAATCTCAATCAATTTGGCTAACACTTCTTCGCCACTCATCAGTTTAATTGTGATAATATCTCCTTGTTGTAAACTAGGCATCGTCACCTCCTTGTTGATCAATCAGTGTTTTTAATTCTTGAAATCCACCAACGTGTTTTTCATCAACAAATATTTGAGGCACTGTTCTTGCTCCTGGAACTGCTTCTTGTAACTGTTGCACTGTCCACGTTCCGTGTGCTATGTTTCTTTCCTCAAACTCTATATTTTTTGATTTTAATAGGTTTTTTGCTTGTTCACAGTATGAACAACCTACGTTGCTCCATACAATCGCTTTAGTTATCTTTGACATTTGGTATCCTTATTGCTCCTATACCTTCTTTGTGAAGGTCTGTTATTTCTTTATCCGATGCTGTACCGTATATATGGTCATCACGTTCTCCTGCCATTGCTTTCCGAGCCTCTTTGGCAAAATCATCTCCAACATCTACACAGTTCTTTTCTACCCATGTCTTAAGATGTTGTAGAGTTGATCGACTGTTGTAAAATGCTGTGTTACTTTTTTTACTTTTGATCTTTTTTGATTTCAAATTTACATTTGGAGCCATTACTGCTCTTCGTACACCTGTGTTATCACATATTGGACAAGCAATCAGTTTTTTAGTTTTTTGATCCAGATACGATTTCTCTGATGCAAACCATCCTTCGAATTTATGATCTCTAGAACAGAGTAAATTATATTTGGGCATACCTAAGTGTAACTTCTTTTGAGGATAAAGTCAATGTTTATAGATGATGTTCTGGTGATTTACAGTCGACGGGTTGATTGTCTTTGTCCATGTACAGACTCAACAACCAAATTATTACTCCCATACCTATCAACACCCAGATGAATCTTTCTTCTGGAGAAGTTAACAAATATGTCAGAACTTCCATACCATTCATTGTGTTGAAGTCTACCATTATAATAAAAATTTCTTGAATTGACCTTTTTGTACGTCCTGTTTTATACCACCCACGATATAACTTTCTACTTCCGTCTCTTGAGGAGCCACCTGCATACCTTTTGAACTTAACCAATGCTGTGTCCAAGGTAGTGGATTTTGAGATGCTGATACATCGTAAATAGCATCGTACCCTAATGCTCTCAATCTTTTGTTAGCAATCCATTCAACATATTGACCTAGTAATTTTTCATTAAGACCTATAATTGATCCATCTTTAAACAAATGTTTTGCCCATGCTTTTTCTTCTTCCACACAGTCTTTGAACATTTGTATCACAGTCTTCTCTGTGCCTTTCATTGCTTTGGTCATTTCAGGATCATCTCCTTTTTGCCATGCTTTAATAACATTGGTAGACAAGTTTAAATGTGTTGCTTCATCTCTAGCAATCAATGAAAGTATCTTTGCTGATCCTTCCATCAGTTTAAGCTCGCCGAATGCGAATGTACAAGCAAATGATATATAAAATCTTAATCCTTCTAACAAGTTCACAGTGTTCATTGCATAATATAATTGTCGCTTTAAATCAAGTGTGTCCACTTTTTTGCCCACTTGATAGTCTAATGCCATCTTGCCAAACTTGTCGTACTCTTTTGTTACTGATTCTGCTCTCTTTAATATTTCTTTATCATCCAATATGGTGTCAAACACTTCTGCAGGATCTGAATAAATGTTCTTCATAATGTGTGTGTATGATCTTGAGTGTATTGTTTCAAAGAAATCCCAAGTAACAATACATCCTTCTAGTTCTGGATTAGAAACATATGGCAAGAACATAAGACTTGGTCCTCTACCTTGCACTGAATCCAACAGTGTTTGATATTTTAAATTTGATGTGAATATGTGTTTCTGTTCTGGTCTGAATGATTGGTAATCTGCTCTGTCTTTTTGTAACGAAACTTCTTCTGGTCTCCAAAAATATCCAATCATGGTCTGATTAAGTTTATCAAATTGTGGATATCTGAAATCGTCGTATCTCTGTATGCCACCATCTGCACCAAAGAACATGGGTTGTTTTAGATAATCTACTTTTTGTTTATTGAATACTGTTTTTGACATACTTATATTTATATTGCACACGCATCACACGTTTCATCATCCTCTAAATCTGCTAATTGTTCTTTAATTTTTTCTTCGTTATTCAGTTGTGCAGGTTCTACATCTAATCCTGCTGGTTGAACATCTTCTTCTTCACCTTTGAAGTCATAAGTGTTTTGATAGTAACTTGTTTTCCAACCAAGTTTGTATGCTGTTAGCATGTCCTGTGCCATCACTGAGATTGGAACTTCGTTGTTCTCAAAGTGTGTGGGATTGTAACTCCAGTTGCCTGATATGGCTTGATCAAAATATTTCTGCATCATGGCAACAACGTTGATATAACCTTCGTTGCTTGGCATGTCCCAAAGCAATGTGTAAGCATTCTTTAGTTTAGGGTAGCCTGGTGCTATCTGTTTTAGTGGACCTTTCTTACTTTTCTTAATTGCCATTAATGCTCTTGGTGGTTCTATACCATTTGTTTCGTTACTAACAACGGAAGAACTCTCACTTGGCATCTGTGCTGACAGTGTGCTGTGTCTTAGTCCATGTTTGGCTATGTCTTTTCTCAATGATTCCCATGCCATTCTCTGTTTGTGTGGCACGATCTTGTCCACATCTTTTTTGTAGTGGTCAATTGGCAACAAACCGTCTGCGTATTTTGTCTGTTTAAATCCTTCACAAGCACCTTTTTCCTGTGCTATTTTGTTAGATGCTTTTAATAGATAGAATTGAAATGCTTCAGACAATCTGTCCACAGAATCCCAAGCACCTTTATCATGATATTTGTGTCCTTGTTTTGCTAGGTAATGTGCTAATCCAATATATCCTATACCTAAACTTCTTCTTGATTTAGTGGATAGCTCTGCCGCTAACACAGGATAATCTTGATACTCTATAATTTCTTCCAATGCTCTAACAGTCAATTCACATAAGTTTTCTAAATCGTCAAGGTTGTTTAATTGTCCAACGTTGATTGCACTCAGTATACACAGTGCTATTTCTCCTTGCGAATCGTCTATTGAACTGATTGGTGTTGTGGGCAGTGTGATCTCTTGACACAAATTACTCATTGATACTTTGTCTTTGAATGAACTGTGTGAGTTACAATGATCCAAATTCATGACGTAGATACGTCCTGTTTCTGCTCTTTCTTTTAATAAATCAGAAAATAAATCTTGTGCTGGTATTGTCTTTTTATTAACTGATGAATCTTTTTCATATTTTTTATATAGTGCATCAAACTTGTCGGTACCAAATGCATCATATAATCCTGGTACATCGTGTGGTGAGAATAATGTGATGTCTTCATCGTTCATAAATCTTTCATAGAAAAGTTTTGTAATCTGTATTGAATAATCTAACTTACGCACTCTGTTGTCTTCTGTGCCTTTGTTGTTTTTAAGCACAAGAATGTCTTCAATCTCTTGGTGCCATATTGGAAAATGTACAGTTGCTGATCCACCACGTACTCCATTCTGGGTGCAACATCTCACAGTTGATTCGAACTTTTTAAGGAACGGAATCACTCCTGTGTGTTGAACCTCTCCACCTCTTATTTTTGCATTGATGCCTCTGATACGTCCTGCATTGATTCCTATGCCTGCTCTTCTGGCAACGTACAATCCTATTGCCATGTCGCTTGAAAATATTGAAGACAATGTATCGGCACTGTCTATCAGTACACATGAAGCAAACTGTCTGATAGGAGTTCTCACTCCTGCCATTACTGGTGTTGGAATATTAATCTTAAATGTTGATACAGCGTCATAGTATTTCTTAACATAACTTAATCTTGTTTTTGTTGGATATTCTGCAAACAGTGTTGCCGCAATCATCATGTACATGTCTTGTGGAGTTTCAAATAAATCTCCTGATGATCTATCTTGTACAAGATATTTGTCTACTACTTGTCTTAAACCTGCATATGTAAAATCAAGATCTCTTTCTCTCTTGATCCATGTGTTCATCTTTTTAATCTCTGATTTATTATATTTTTCCACAATGCCTTTATCGTACACACCTGCTTTAATATTTCTTAAAATTAATTTTAACAAAGGCATATATTCATATTGACCGTGTGCTTCTTTACGCACATCATATGAAAGTAATCTTGCCGCGGCGTATTGGTAGTTGGGTGCATCTAATGATATGAGATCATTTGCTGAACGTACTAAAATTTGTTGAACTTCTTTTGTGGTCATGCCATCATAGAATTGTATGTTGGCGTTAATTTCTATTTGTGATGAACTTACTCCTGCTAATCCTTCGCAGGCTTCTTCCACGACAAAATGAATTTTGTCAATGTCTAAAGGTTCTGACCGTCCGTCTCTTTTCTTAATTTTAATTGCAGATGTGTTGATGATTTGTTCCTTAGACGTATTCAATTCCATTATATTCCTATTCTTATTAATTCAATTCTATGTATTTATCGGTTCTTGTATATGGGTAGTATATTGCAGAATGTAGTTTTTGTCAAACTCTGATTTGCTTAATTTAGCCATAGTGTGTGTGTTTATTAGAGTGTTTTTCATTTCAAATATGTAATTAAACTTCTGGTTGTTTGACTTAAATTCCTTTTTATAAACTGTATGTATCTTAACATTTTCATCTTTAAAATTATCAGTTAATAACACAGTATAACTGACTAAGAGAGAAATGTCAACAAGATCATATTCATTTTTTTCAATCAGTTGCCAAGGAGTAAGCCAGGTGTCTTTTTTATAGATATCTGTGTTGGTTTTGGTTCTAGGACAATTTTGAAATATATTGATCAACACATCAACAGGATCCTGTAGTTCGTTAACCAAGTTCCGTATGCTTTGCCAATCTTCTAGGCGTTCTATGTAGTTGCCGTAAAAAATATTAGGCTTATGAGATATTTTGAATTTGGATTGTGACATTGGCAGATTCGCCTGCGTTGACTGGAGCAGGATTAATTGCTTGGACAACAAGAGTTTCAAAATTAGCATCTGCATCTAGATCATTTAGTGTCACTTGAAAGTTTAATTGATCTGCATTTGTTCCTTGGAAGTCATAATCGTCACTGATATGACTTGTATTATTTTCTTTGTCTATTAATATTTTAAGAGTGCCTTTTCTCATTCCTGTGTCTACTGTGTTTTTATAAACATAATTCATATGAATTGTTTTGCTAGTGTCTGTAGGTAATCTTAAAAAATCAGTGTATGCATTTAATTGACCAATATTGAATTTTGTTGTGAAATTAAAGTTACCCAAGTATGCTCCTTCTACTTCTGTAATATAAGCAATATTATTGAAGTTGCGTATCATTGCATTAGTTCTAGCAAAGAAATCATTTGAAGTTATATTTTGATTTTTTTCAAATTTAATTACACTGTGTTTTGGTGCAGTATCTAAACCAGCATCGTTACCAACTGTTGAAAAATTGTTTGCTTCACTGATGTTGCCTGTTCCGTGTTTAATCCAGATACCTTGCAAGTTGATATCAATAAATTTAGAATTGGTTATTGTGTTGTTGATTGGACCTGTGGCTTGACCAACTCCACCTAAAGTAGTATTTTTACCAAACACAATTCCGTATCCACATTCTTCAATTATTGAATTATTAAATGTGTTGTGTACAACATCATCGTCACTTGATACAGCATATGAAAAATTGGAAACTTTGATCTTTTCAAATGTGTTGTCTTTAGATGTAACTGGAGTAGATGTTGCTTCTAATAAAATACCAATCTGAGTTGCCACCAATGCGGCTCCTTGTGCTTGAACCCACGGACCTTTAATGTTTATGTCTGTGAATGAACTGTTTTTACAACTTGCTAATTTTAATCCGGGCTGTGTGGTATTACTGTTTAAAGTTAAACCTTTCAATTCAATATTAGTTGTTTGATTAATTAATGTTGTTTGTGCCGCAATGCCCTCACCGTTAATTGTTTCCAACACAGGAAATACACCTGTTTGGTTGATCACAGTTTTATCACTACCATCTCCAATGATTGAAGCATATGGTGGCAATTTCAAACTGTTTGTAATTTTGTATAAGCCTGCAGATAATTTTAATGCAATTCTTTTTTTGTAGGTGTCTGCATCTGGTGAACTACTCCAAGGAAGAAACAGTTGATCTATTGCTCTTTGTAATGCTAGAGTATCATCAGTTGATCCATCACCTGTTGCGCCAAACGATTTGGCATCAATATTGTCATCCAGTCTGTTTTGTAAACTTCTTTTGATAGGAGTTGCTGATGTAACTCCTGTTTGTATATTTGAACCATTACGGTAAGTGTATTGATCACTCAATGTAAACAAGTTGTCGTGTTCTGTTAATACTTTAGAATTGCCTACTGCTGGTGCACCTTCAGACACAGCACCATTACCTATGTAAAGTTCTTGTGTGTCCACTGCCCAACCAAGTTCTCCACCTGCAAGTTGGGGTAATCCAGAACCTAGGTTCTTTCTACCTCTTCGTATTTGAATTCTTGATATCGATACAATTGCCAATGTTTTTCTCCTGCTGTGTGTATTTATCGAGTGTGATGGTATAATTGATGTTGATTTAAACTGTGTGTTTAATATAGTACTCTTCTACTCTACGCCACCACTGATCTTTGTATTTGCTGTAATTTAAGGGTGTTATATCAAATTGCTGGTACGTTAGATCCCTAGCACACATGAATACATGTCCTTCTTTGATGTCTGTGCCGTATGTTTCGTTGTGTGCTTCAGCATATGCCACCAACTGTAAAAAATAATCCTCAATCCATTCTAATTTTTTAGGCTTGTTTGTCTGTTTAAAGTCAATGATGCAAGGTGCTCCTTTGTATTCTCCTACACAGTCTGTGGTACCTGCATATATTTTTGGGAAATATAATCCAATCTCTGAACCCCAAATTTCATTCATATCCACCAATGCATTTTTATGAACAACTTGCGCCATTTTAAATGCCTGCTGAGCATACGGATTAGATCCTGGAGAGGGCCAATCGCCTAACTCAATATAATCTTCAAGATATTTGTGCATTCTAGTTCCAATGCCTGAGGCTTCTTTTGTGATACGTACAGCATTTTGTTCACCAACTCTTTTGCGCCATTCAATAAGATGTGATTTGTCTTTGGTTGCATCTAGTATTGTGGTAACTGATGCCACAGCATTGCCGTCTGGACATTGGTAAACTCTCTTGCCATTTAAAGAAGTTCTTGATAATTTTTTATAATCTATTTTGTTTGTAATTAAAGTCATTTACTTACTGCTTCGCTGTTAAATGCGAAACTCATTCTGTTGTTAGTTTTACTCAACGCATGACTGACATAATGCCATAACCATGACGGAAAGTACACACATTGATTTAGTTGCGGTTGTACATCTATTCTGTCACTATTGAATTCATTCATATGTTCTATTATATTACTTTTGAACACATAACTCATTTGATTGTTTGGATTTATAAAAGTAAGTGGAGCACACCCAGTATCTGCTATGGGCCAGTACACTGCACTGAAAACTCCGTCCACGTGTCTGTGAGGTGCTTCAATGGCACTGTTGTCACTGCCTTCATTTGCCCAAAGACTTGAAACTATTTGTTTGTGATTGTTGCTTAATCCTAATTGATTGTGTAGATTATTAAAACCATTCTCAATTTTTTGTACAAGTTCTTTCAATACAGGTTCATCTACGTTAAGATGATTTGTGCCTGTGGATTTATAGTTTGGTGTGGCATCGTGATTTATTTCTTTTTTTGACCAACTTATAACTTCATCTTTGTTTGATATGTCTATATTTTCAATTGCTATGAAACTACTAAAGACAGAATTAATTTTCATTGTTGTTATTTTCTGTAGACAGTCTATCCAACTCATCTAACATATCATCTTGTGTTGGACCGTCCCATGGATTGTAATCGTAATAAGGTTTAGTTGTACTGTTAGGATCATCTTCACCAACAACCTGTTTTACTTCAGGCACATAATGTTTCATTGTTGACTCTATACCTTTCTGCAGAGTGGCAGTACTACCTGCACAACCTGAACAGGCACCTTTCATCAACATGGTTAATTTTCCTGTATCAACATCGAACTCTTTTGCTTCAACTTGACCTCCGTGAGATTCAACTTGAGACTTGATATATTTTTCAATTACGGATTCGATGTCATGAAGTATTTGTTCTTTGGTTCTATCCATGTCTTAATATTATAATACTATTGGTGAAAAGTCAAGTATTAAGTGCGTTTTTTGGTTGCTCTCTTTGCCATTGTGTTTAAACCAGCAGAGCGATCACCTTTTTTTGTGGGAATGTTTGGTTCTTCAGCATCAGTATCAAGAGTGATGCCTGACTTATCGAAAGTTTTAATCATTTTTTTGATTGAAGAACTTTTATTGTAGAGATTTTTAAAACTGTCGTGATTGATTGAGAAGCCTCCGACATTAGTCATTATGTTGTTCAACGCATCAAAACTCAAATATGCTTTTTGATCACGTGAATCAGCACTGCTGATTAAATTTCTAAGAACTTGAATTAACTCTGTGTCAGAGGCTTCAGAAATTAAGCCTTTTTTTTTGACTTTGTTGAAAGTGTTTCTGCTAGTCTTCTAGACATCTGAATGAATGATTCTCTTTTACTTCTGTCTGCTGGTTCCTCGCCGCCTGTTGCAGGTTCGCTTGCTGAAAAATCATCTGTTTGATCTGGCATATCTGCATCATCATCTGTTGTAGGTTCCATTGCTGGTTCTTCACTATCGCTATCCGCACCAATTGTGTCTGGTGCTTGTTCGCCTGTCAGAATGGCTACGCCACCTGTTAGTGCTTCTCTTGTTGCTTCAAGTGAAGTGTATAAAGATTCTAAACTTGGCTTCACTGAATTTGTAAATGCTTCTGATTGTTCCACGCCCATTTCATCTCTAATAGCGTCTGCTAATTCTAACATAGTTTCAGTCTGCATAGATGCTGTGTCTTCCATCCAACCCGTAACTTTATCAACCATGTCTTTGGATGCCATTACTAATTGAGCAGATTCTTCTGCACCTTCTTTAACTGCTGTCTTTTTGTCTTTGATTGCTTTTTTCATAGGTTCTTTTTTATCACCATCTTTGTCCATGTCTAGGAAGTCTGGCTTTGATTTTTCGTTCATTGTGTTTGCTAATAATTCTTCTGCATCTTGCAGTGTAAATTCTTTATCGCCTACTTTGAATTTATCGCCTGCTTTCATGCCTGCCGCTTTGGCTTTTTGTACTGCCTGTGCAAATTGATTACCTTCATTTGATTTTTCAATTTCTGCTCCAGTATCGTCGAAATCTTGTTCTACTTTTTGTTTTGCATAATGTAAAGCAGATGATTCGTCACCTTGTGCTGTTGCTTGTCTTTTTTCTATGTCAGCAATAACAGCCTGCTTGTTCATTTTTAATGCTTCTTTGTCCATGTCAATGTAGTCACCAATTATTTCATCTGCTTGGACTAAAATATCGTTTTGTAATTTTGCTTCTACTGTTCTGTCGTTGATGGCAGAATCTATTACGTCTAAAAACATTTTTTGCTTATGGTAGTCTTCGTTGTGACTTAACCCATCAAAGGACTCATTTTGTTCTAGATTTGCAATCTTGTCTAACACACTTGCACGAGCAGTTTCTAACTGTGCATCTGTGAATTGTTCTAGTTTGATTGCTGATCCAAACACTTTTGACAGTCTATCGTTTAACTGTTCAGTTGTTGCTTGGTGTCTAAATTGCTCTATTTTCATTAATGTGTTCCTTTGTTAATTTATTTATCAAATATGTAGTCGTCCAGGGTGTCTCTTAACTTGAGTAAATCTTCCCATGCAATATCGTATCGTATTTTAGCAGATTCTCGCTTGATATCATCATCGGTTCTGGCTATTGTGTGCTTGTAAAACACACATTCATTGTATTTGTGGTGTATTCGATCATCTGTGGATCCTATGTATTGTAAACTGTCCTGCTTGTTTTGGGACATCTGCCTTGCCATAGCCAGTGCCGCTGTTTTTGTGAATGTTGTGGTAACCTGTTTATGGTTTTTTATATCGTACAACAAAAATCCCATGCTGTTTTCACGTACCACAAAGTTTTTGATACGCAGACTGTTGCCGTGCTGAATGGGTAGGCACATCTGCTCTGCTTGTTGGTCTATGAATAATTTAAGTTTTTTAGATAGTTTCTGTAGATCCATTTGCAACCACCAATGTTTTATTGCCACGTTCAATGCGACGTACTAAACTCTTGTTAATAAGATTTCGAATCACTTCTTGTTCTCTTTCTAAAAAATTATCCATATTTGTCATTTCTTTTAGTTTATCCAATATGTGTTGTTCTTCATTGGAAGTTTGAATTACAAAATCTTGTACAAGTTCGTTTATTTTCATTATTGTGTTGCTTTTTGTCTACGTTGTAGATTAGTGATCACAGGATCTAAATCTTTTTTATTCACTGTGATTGATTGAGGTGATTGAGCTGACGGAGTTTTGGTTTTCATTGTGACTTGATCACCTTGGACTTTGTCCACTTCATAATCCGTTTCTTTGTTTGCTCCTGTTGGCATAGGCACAGTTTTACCTGGCTTCACTATCTGTTGCTGTGCTTGAGTGTTAGTTTGTTTCAGTGGTGCTTTCACTGATCCTGATTTAATTGGACCTTTGGGTAATTTGTTTGGAGGTATGGGTGCTCCAGTTCTTTGCTGACTGCCCAATGTGTTCAGTGTTTTTTGTAGGTACGGCGTTTCTGTGATATCTTTTATCTTCATGTGCTGATTGCTTTCCTTTTTCCGCCACCACTTCTTTTGAATGTTTTTCTACTGACACTTCTTCTGTTTGGTCTGTTTCTTGATGTACTGGGTCTATTCAGTTTGCCCAGTCTAATACTTGCTCCAGCAGTTTTCTTTGTTCTAGTTCTCTTAATTTTCATTGTGGATCCAGATCTTGCTTTGGCTTTTTTGATTGACATCACTGATGACATTTTTTTAGGCTGTGTACACACAGAAGGAGAACTGACCACACGACCTTTTCTAGGTCCTGCTGTGCATCTGTACTTTCTAACCATTTGACCTGCTTTGGTACGTGACCAAATCTGAACAACTGATTCTGTAATTATTTCTGTAATTTTCATGCTTTACCCTGTCTAGTACGAATATTTAGCAGTTGTGGAGGGTGTTTGAATTAACCTGGGAATTTTAATAATAACACAACAATAGTGGATAACAGTCCAGCAACTATTGTGCCTGTGGCACCAATGATCACTTTCACCATGCTTTTGTTGCCATGTTGAATGTCTGTGTGGATATCTTCCACCTTCTCCTCGATTTTATCCAAACGAGATTCAAGGTTTTTGTATCTTTGTTCACACAAATCAACGTGTGCTTCTAAATTTTGTTTCTCTAGCTCTGTAGCCATTTTCTCTCTCTTCCGGTTATTATATCAATTTTATTTCTCTTGGAAGTTGTTGCCTGTATTTTATGTCTCAATAAGCCTTATACATTTATTTATTCTTTGTTAGTCTCAATTATCTAACTGTTTAATGAACAACACATTGGTATAATCCAAATCTTTGGTTCTAAACACACCAGTTTTGATGTTGACAGTTTCATTCAACCCAATCAACATGGGTACCAAATCAAAATCCTCTTGCAGTGTGTCAATGCTCACAGCATCAGGAAAGTCTGGTTCTATCACAGTTGTCCACACCATGTGTTCTCCCACATAGTTGTCTCCAAATTTTAAATTGGTGATGTCTTGTATTTCTGATGTAGGGGTTGATATTGAATTCATATTGGATCTCAACAGCAACGAATTTTCAAATGCCATGTAATTGCTAAACTGGTTTACAATTTTGACGTCTTCAAATTGTCCACGACGAACCTTTGTTTTTGTGATATCTATCAGTGATAATATTTTGTATCTCATATGCTGTTGTTCCTAGCATACGTACTTATAAGTCGTAAAAAAAGAGCGTCCAGTTTCCTGAACGCTCTTTTGTATTCTTGTTAATAGGATAAGAAGTCTTATCTCGCTTACCTTATTATGCCCAAGTATCACCTTGTATAGAAACTGCCGCTACTGCACCGTTAACTCCAGTACCTGCATCTGCAACTGCTTCTAATTGAGCCGCCGCCGCTACTGCACCTTTACCTGCATAGCCACCTTCTAAACCTACTACTAGGTCGTTTGCTAAAGGTGTTCCTAATACAACGATGTTAGCCTCAGATGCAATTGCTCTCACTAATTTGTGAAATACTGAATCTGCCGCTTCTGGGTTTGTGTGTACTCCTGTGTATCCAGTGAAAGAGTAGAATTCGATGTCCTTTGTTAAGAACTCAACGCCGTTTGCTACTGTTTTACCGTTTGATCCTGCTATTGTTGCCATTTTATTTCTCCTGTTTTCTATTAATGGTCACACCTCGCTCCGAAGTGTATGTTGCTAGTATTTATAAAGTTTTGGTAAAAAAGAATGGGTTAAGGCAACAAAAGGGCGACATAAAGCCGCCCTTTTGAATATTACTTGAAAATTAACTATTAAGCAAATTTTAAAGTTGTTTTTTCCGTTACTGCTACTGTGCCTGCCGCAAAGTTAACGCCATCAACTGTTGCCAAGTTGATAATGTCTTCTACTAATGCCGCGGCAAATGTACCTGTTACTGTACCGTCTTCTGATACGTAATCACTTCCTGGGAAATCACCTTCAAGAATAAAGTCTTGCTTTGTTCCTGTGTCATACACTGCACCTGCGGCTAAGATAGTCGCTCTTGTCATAATTGTGTTGTGTAAGGCTTCCATTGCGATTCTTGATGCATCTGCATCAATGTCCCAATCTATTGCGATCATTGTGATTGCTTTTCCGAAGTTACGGATTTCACCAATTGCGTTTGCTACTGGTGGATTTGTTTTTGTTAATGTTGCCATTGTTTTTCTCCTGTTTTCTCTTTAATGACACACACTTCGCTCAGAAGTGCATATGCAATTATTTATAAGGTTTTGGTAGTAATTGTGTGATACTATATTATTTACGGCTCTTTTTGGCTCTAGATTGCAGTGCTTTTAGCACACTCACATAAGAAGGGCCTGCTTTCACAATATCATCTATCAGTTGAATTGCTGGTAGATATGCCTGCACAATCGCAGAAGGTATTGATTTGCCTGACAGTGCTGAATCTATAAAACGTTTCACTGCCACAAGATTTTTGCCACCCATGATGTATCTGTACAGTGCAAGGTCTTTGCCTTGAGTACTCACATCTGGCACACTCACTTTTGGTTCAGCATCGTTCACTCTGCCTGTTTCAAGATTTCTGTCTGAGGCTAATTTTTCCAAATGCTCTATGCTGTCTGAACTTCTCAATTTGGCTCTGGCGGCATGAAGCAGTCTTGTGACTAGATTTTGTTTGTCACGTGTAGACAGTGTGCTGAATTGAAATAGACTTCTTCTGATTGACTTGTAGTCTGTGTTCTGTATGTTGAGTCCTGATTCAATATTTAAAAACACCTGCATGATGCTGGGTGCTATCAATCCTTGTTGTAATGCTGACAAATATCTATTGAATGCCATTGTGGGGAATCTGCTTTTCTTTCTCATTGCTTTGGCACTGTCTGGATTTTTTAATTTGTTCATTGCTTCTTCGTCACCTGTCACAAAATATACAAAGTTGTATAGGTCTGTGGAATACATTCTGAATCTATCGTAGTTTGAATGTTTTGTGTCTTTGGAATACTTGGAAGCCAGTTGTCTGTATGTGGGATATTGATTCAACAGTTGCAGTATCAACAGTGTGATATACAATCTTTCAGCACAATCTGTGTAGGTAAGAACTTTATGATCCTGTGAGTCACGAGTCATACGTGCTTCAAACAGTGAACTTAGAAAGTCCAGTGAAGTGTCAGTGTGTGTTGATAGTTTTGTCGTCATAATTGAAACGGACAAATCCTCTGTCTTAGTTTTCGTATTTGGTGTATGGACTAGGTTCTGTTTTTTCTGGATTATACGTAGAAATAAACAACTCTACCATGTCATCTGCTTGTAAATACTTTTCAAGTGTTTGACTTTGTTGAAGATCTTTTGTAAACTGTGCTTTAGTATTAGGTTTAACACTGGGTGCAGTTAATAATCTTCTCAACACTGTGGCTTGTTTAAATGTTACTTTAAATTTTTTGCCATCATCTGTTATCACTGTGTCTAAAGGATTTGGATTGCCTCTGCTGTCTAATATTTTACCCAATTGATGAAATATAGGATCCTGTTTGAACTCTTGATCCATACCTGCATTTGGATCATCTGCTGGATCTATGTCTCTAAATTCTCTAATAAATTCTTTTGCTTTCATTTTGTTCTCCCTATCTATTTATCGCTCTGTTGGCTTTCGTGAAGCCAGAACGTTTCACTAATTTAATATTACCCTCTGGAGAGCCTAAAACATAGCCTTCACCACCTGGTTTGCCGTTGATTGTTGCTGTTATGTCGCCTTGTGCTTGATCCAACTGATTGATGATTGAATCTTTGACTTTCATTATTCCGCCAACCAAAATCCACAGTTTGCTGAATGCTTGTATGTTTGCTGTTACATATTCTTTAATTTTAATTCTTTTGGGTTGACTCACAGCACTTGCCGCCAACCATCTCAAAAAATCTTCACCCAATCTGTTTAATCCTGTGTCCACTTTGCTGTTGGTGTAGGTGTATAAAATGTTGGGTAGATCAGTCAGTTTCATTTCTGCTATCTTGTTCTTGTTCAACAATTTGTCTATTTCTGCTCCACTGTTGGAGACTAGTGATTTTAATTGATCCAACCCTTTTACTTGTATTGGATCTTTCTTATTGAGTGTTGTAGGTGGTATTGCCAACACACTGCCTTGAATCATATCTAAATCATTAATAGGTAATACTTTACCGTCTTCAGTCATTCTGTGGTGCACAACAACACCCACACTGCTGTTGGCAATCTGTTGTCCTATCTCGCTGTTAACATCCACTGCATACTGAACCACATTGGGTTTGAATATAAATTTGCCGCCTGCTTTTTTAGGAGTTTGAAAATACAACATGTCTCCAACAAAATATCCTTGAACGTTTTCAGGCACTGCTTGTTGCACAGTATCAAACACTGATGCCATTTTAGAAGCATACTGTGCCTGTGCTTTCTTTTTTGTAGGATCTTTTCCTCTTCCCACAATAGCACTTTTTAAGTCTGCTGAGTTAGTTGCTCTACCGTCATAACCTTTTGCCACAAAGCCTGACTTGTCTGTAAAAATAAATTCTCCATTAGGATTTCTGCCAAACACCACAGCAGGTGAACCGTCCCATTTAATTGTGAGTGACTGTGTGCTTTTGCTTAATGATTGTAATTGTTCAATTGCTCTTATGGCTCCTCTAGAACCTTCCCAGAAAATTAAATCTTCTGCATGTTGAATTCTTGATTCTTTGAGAGCGACATTCTTTTTGTCAACTTCTTTAAATTCTACTAGTCTCATATTTTAATTTTGTTTAGTATTGCTCTGTACCATCCAATTGGATCTTTAATACTTTCTGGCAATGTCTTACCCACTTTAGCAAATGAATCTTTTACATCAGCAACCAACGTATCATAGTCTGATCTATTTTTTATTTTTGCATGAATAGATTCCACTGTGTTTAAATCATTTGCAGTTGCACCTTTGCCTAATAACAGTTCAGCAATCTTGTTAGGATCTTTAGTGATAGGTTCATTTGTGTCTCTGTTTAATAATCCTGCTTTGTGACTCCATTTGAATCCAAGTGGTTTGGCAATTGATGCCATCATCACGTGTCTGTCTGCACCTTTGTATGGTGAGCCAGGTTGTCCACCTTGAAGACTCCAACGCATCCAGTCTGGATCTCCAAACATTAAATCTGATTGGACATATCCATTCTTTGCACTGCCTCTGATAGGAGTTTTAAAATGAACACTGATGCCACTCTTCTTTACCCACAGTTTAGGATCTTGTTTGTTCTTTATAGCCCATTGTGTTAATGTGTCTGCCAATTGATCTTTTGAAATCTTACTTTGATCCACTGCAACATCCAAGTCACCCGATGTTGGTGCTTTTCCTGTTGTGCCCAACATATTACTTTGTAGGTCTAATCCTGTGATTTTTTCCAACCAGGCAAGTGTGGGAGCCACATCTGCTTGATTAATTCTCTGAGTGGCTAGTTCTCCGTTGGGGTCTTTGAATATGTTGCCGCCTTCTTTAAGAATTGTCATCTAATTTTTTACTTTCAATTATCTTCTTCACACCAACTTGAAACTTTTTGGCTTCTTTGTTACGAATACTGTTTAAAAATCTTCTCTCCAGTTCTTGTGCTGTGTCCTCTGGATAATTTTCTTTTATAGTATTGAGCAGATTCACTGCACTTTCGATGATATTTGAGCCTGTGGTCTCAATAAAGGCTTCAACATTGTTAATTCTGCCAATGTTTCTTAATTCGTCTAATATGCTTCTGGTATGTTTTTTCATAGTTCTAGCCTACTTTTTAGTATTTACCGATTAAATCCTAATATTAAACTGTGCAGTCACAGTATAGCAGGTGTATTTTTGGTTGTCAATCTTTTAATTCCTAGTGTACAACTGCCTATAAATACACACATAATGACACAGTTCTTTCAATTAGTAGCAGAGCTAGGATTACCAATTGCCGCCACAGTGGGAATGGGTGTATTCATACTGTTCATTATAAAATACATCCTGAATGGCATAGTAAACTCCATCAAGTTCATCGAGACTGTGATCTCACAACTGGACAACAGGGTGAAGACCATGAACAACGACATACTTAAAATAGACCAAGAAGTTTCCGAACAACTAGGATTGCCAATAGACACAGACAGGGTGGCTAGAGCAGACGGCAAGACAGATGCGAGGAAAGACTGATGGACATAGTTACACTCATAAACGATTACGGATTTCCTATTGTTGCTGTATTCTTTCTAGCATACTTCATTTACTTCCTGTGGAAGTTTATTACAACAGAAATCACACCCAAGTTGAGTTCTACGTCAGCAACACTAATCAAACTCATAGATAGGATAAGGTTGCTCGACAACGATTTGATAAGATTACAGACCAAAGTCAAAACTGCTAGAGAAAAGAAAAAATAATTTACTATTTGTAAATTTTGTAAATTTAAATTTACAAACATTCAACACAATTTACACCTTAGACATTGATTTTCGACGAAATTTACTATAAGTTTACTATAAGTAAATTTACAAGTATTATTTTACAAAAGGAGAATACAATGTACGAAGATCAAAAGAAGAGCAAAAAAGTATATGTAGAGAGCACGTGTGTTTCCCGAGATGACTGTTGCTGGGACGAAACATATGAACCCAAAGAAGTTGTTGCTGTAAAAGAAATAGATAAAGATTCTATAAAGGAATAGTATAAACTTTTATATTTTCAGTCTTACCTTTGACTGTGATGCTGTCAATGTACTCAAACGGGTAAACTGTTTCTATTGTGTGTCTTGTGTTCTCACCTATCACTATGGTTTTGCCTAATGTTTTAGATGAGCTCTCTAATCTACTTGCTAGATTAACTGCATCGCCAATCACAGAGTAATCAAATCTCTGTTCCGATCCCATGTTACCCACCAATGCATCGCCTGTGTTGATTCCTATTCCTATGTTGATCTGTGGAAGTCCTTCTGCTTGTAGATGCATATTCAATTCTGCCAATGCCACAGTCATTTCCAAAGAACTTTTAACTGCTAGTTCTCTGTGTTTTTTATTTTCAATAGGTGCGTTCCAGAATGCCATAATACAGTCACCCATAAACTTGTCTATTGTTCCACCATTTGAGATTATAACATCTGTCATGCGTGTCAAGAATCTATTAATAAGTTTTGTGAGTCCTGCTGGATTGCCTTTGTACTTCTCACTGATAGGTGTGAAGCCCCTGATGTCACAGAACAAGAAAGTCATGTTCTTTGTCTCGCCTCCCAGTTTAAGTAGGCTGGGATCCTTTTGTAATTTTTTAACCATGCCAGGATCAAGGTAGTGTTCAAACTGTTTCTTGATCTGTTGTTTCAATCTGCTCTGTGTCGCAAAGTTGTTGTACACAGAATGAGACCAAATTAAAAACACAGACAACATTATCCAAGATGGGTCTACAAGAAATCCTTTGTTAGTGTATGCCGTGAATGCTCCGTAGGCAACACCTACTTCCACAAATAATAAAAGAGGTACAGCCAACAACACACTGGTTCTAGGCAGTACTAATATCAACAGCAATAATAACAACGCCAGGAACGCAATTTCATATGTGTCTGCTTGTGGTGTACGCAACAAATATTTGCCTGTTAACAATGTATCCAATGATTGGGCAGTAATCATTTGATCTGTTGTAAGTCCATGCGGTGTATATTTCAACACACTCAATCCTGCGGCATCCAAACCTATAACAATAATTCTGCCTTTAACTTTGTTTTCGTTGTAATTGCCTGTCAGTATATCTGTGGCTGACACATTAACATACATTGAAGGGTCTGCATAGTTGATATACATTTCTGCATTATGATTCACAGGTATACCTGCCTTCTTGCTCACAAGCACTTCGTCTATGCCGTGTTGTTTTGCTATGACTTTGATTCTTTTTGATTTATTTAAAAGTCTAACATTCTCTAGTAGCATAGAGGGATATATCTTATCTCCCACACGTATTAACACAGGCATCTTTCTCACAACAGCATCTGGTTCCGGTGAAGTAACATTCACACCCATGCCTGTTGCACCTACGGAAACTTTTGCATTTGGGGACACTATGCCTTCATACTCGTATAACCATGGCTTCACGTTGCCTTTTTCTATGATCTGTGTTGTGCTGGGTAAGTTTGTGTCAGCAGTGTTTTTAACACTCATCATTAAAATGGCTTTCTTAGATTCTTTCAACACTATGGAGAATATTGCATCTGTGTCCAACAATGCTTGTCCCAATTGCTCTCGCAAATCATTGGTCATAGGCATTGATTTTAGATATTCAACACCACTCATTCTGTCTGGTTCAGCAAACATTATATTGTAGTTCACAAGGATTGCACCTGCATCAGACAACTCTGCGTGTAGCATAGCCATCACATGTCTGGGCCATGGCCATTGTCCATACGTCTTAATATCTTGTTCTGTGATGTTTACAACAGTGACAGAATCACTTACCATCTGTCTTGGTTGAATTGTTTGAAATTTGTCCCAAGTCTTATATCTAATAATTTTTACTGTGTCGCTGTTGTCTATCCTGATTCCTGTCAGCACAATCGCAAACACTATCACCATCCATATGCTTGTGAATATCTTCATTACAGTCCTGCACCTTGTCTTAATCCTATTGTGACTGCTATCAGCATCCACAACGCAAAAACAATAAAAGGACTCAACATCCACAGGTACCAGTAGTAACGGAATATGTTCTGTCCTCGTTCTAGTCTGATCTTCCTGTTGTCCAAGAACCAATGCACTATCCTCTTGATAAAACTCTTTACATGGTCATTGACGAACTTGGCCAATATCCAACGCACAATTCTCATGACGATCAGTATGGGAGAGCTCAACACGTCGAACACAATGAGGAAGATGTCAACACTGAGATCAACCATGTTGTCCGCAGTCATAGCCTTACGCCATCTTTCCCTGATTGTTAATTTCTTTTGTTCCATGTTATCTCTCCTGTAGTGCCATGCCTATGCTGTTGTGAAAGGGTGTTGTCACGTAACTCAATATTGTACGTTCTCCAGTCAAGATAAACACGTGTACTTGTACACCAGGCACTAGTTTGTACTGCAAGTCTCCGTTGGCAAAAGCCTGTGAATCTAATTCTAATTCTATTTCATAGAACGACATTGCTTGTCCTTGTACAGCATCAGGAGATATGGAAATTATCTTGGCTACTATTGGAAGGTATGTGAATGCTTCTGAACTTGCCAATTTAATTTTTGCTGTTTGTCCTACTTCTACATAGCCTCTGTCTTTTATTTGCAATTGTCCTTGAACAATTAATTTTTGATCTAGGGGTACCAGCACTGCCAGTGCGTCACCTTGTTTTACCACAGAGCCTGGATTTTTAAATGTAAGTTGTTGTATCTTCCCATCTATGTTTGCTCGTATGTGATAAGGTTCGTATCCTACTCCGGGATTAATTGTGATTATGATGTCGCCTTTTTTAACCACGTCTCCTTGCTTGTGGTTCACTTTCACAATTTCTCCTGTAACCATTGTGCCAAGTGTTGTGATATTTTTTTCAGGTATTACCAGTCCGTTGGCGACAGAAGTTATATCGACTTTGGAAAATGACATCCATACAAAGAACACAACAAATAGACTTGTCAACAAGCCAAAGAATTTATTGTTTGATGAAATTGATGATTTCTGCTGTTGCTCGGTCACGTTTTTCTATTGCCTCCTTTGCTTTGGCATATTTGTTAGCACCTTGCAGTGCTCTTGCCGCCAATATGTTGGAACCTATTAATAATCCCACGTCCAATGAACCTGCGATAATTTGTGTCGCACCCACTGACATGATGACCACTGTCATTAGTCCTGTTAAAAATATTTCTAAATTTGCTGTGCTGTCCTGTTGTAGACTGAGATTCAATCTCTGTGCTGTTAACACCATCATGATGATCATGAATATCCCAGCAATCAAAGCCGCTGTCCAATTGATATAGAGTAGCACAATAAGAAATGCCAACACAAATGGCCAATCCAATATCCAACCAGTAATGCTGGAACCGGTTGCACCCTTAATTGTTCCACCTGCAACTTCTAATCTTTTAAACTGTTCTCCTGTGATCTGAGTTTCTTTAATCTTTTTTGCATATGCATTCAACAATGGAGTGAATATCCTAATGTTCAACTGCTGTATCATGCCTGCTCTGTTCTGTCTGAAACCAAATTCAAATGCCAACAATAGTATGGCACCCATACCCAAAGATATCAGGGTGGATGTAACTCCAGATGCTAGATACTTGTTCAACACAATAATCACAAACAAGGCCGGAGCCAACGCACAGATGGCAATGATCAAACTGCTTGTTAATAGCATTATGGCGTTTGATTTATCGCGGAATAATTGTCGTAAAAAACTTGTCATATATAGTAGTATTTAATTGATTTGACAATATTATAGAAGTGGGTCTACAACACCTAACACCTTGTGCAGTTGATATCTTGCTATCTGCCAATCTATCTGTGCGTTTAGATACGCAACCTCACTCATTAAGTGTGCTGTCTTCATACCAAACACCGCCATTATGGGTGAGTTACCTGCTTGGAAGTCTGCCAGTGTGAGTTTGTACATTTCTTGATTTATCTCAACTGTTCTCTTCAGAGTGGCTAGATTCTTTTCAACCAACACGTAGTTGTTCCATGCGTTGTTGAACTGTTCCTGTGTGGTTCTTAACACATTAGAATATCTAAAGTTAGCGGCATTCAAACGAGAACGGTCTGCATTGGTCATGTGTCTGTTCTTGAAATTGAATAACTTCCATGTCATGGTGATGTCTGCTCTCCATTCTTCTTTCTGCGAATTACTTGTATCATATCCACCTGCCAGTTCACCGTCCTTCTCTGTGTAAGACAGTTTGCCGTCCACTCTTGGTTTAAATTCTGCTCTATCAAAATTTAATTGTTCTTGAGCAATAGTAACATCCATGCTGGCAATACGCAGTGTTGTGTTGTTGGACACTGGAGTTCCTTGTACAGGAATTATGCCCAGTGCGTCTGCCAAAGGTTTTGGCATGCCTGCGATGTTGTGTGGTTTGAATCTCCAAACGTTTTGAAATCTTTGTATAGCACTGTCTAATCCCAATCTACTTGTCATTGAAAGAGTTTGATATGTTCTGTACTGTTGTTCAATTTGTAATTGTTCAAGTTTAGAACCTTCGCCTTTTTTCACTTTTTCTATTGTCATAGACAATGTAACTTTAGCATTGGCTTCTATTTTTTTATTCGCTTCGTGTGTGTTGTAAGCCTTTTGTAAATTTAACCAAGCATTGATTGCCTCTATTACAACATCTTCTTTTGTAAGTTCCAATCTATAGTGTGCCTGTTGAGCAGTTGCTTTGGCTTTGTCTATCATGGCAGTGGTTCTGCCTGCGTCCCAGATCATCTGTGTGACTGTGATTGATTTTTGTATGCCCTGTTTAGAATCGTGTGTGATTGTGTTGTTGGGATATGTACCTTTTGCAGGAGTTCTATCATCTTCCCAGTTGTTGCCAATTGATACAGAAACCTGAGGATAGTATGCTGTGTATTCTGATTTTAATGCTTCAACAGCCGCTTCGTAATCCAGTTCAGCCGCTTTGATCTTTTCATTCTCAACGATCAGTCTTGGTAGCAATTCATGGAACTGCATCCATGTAATTTTTTGATCAGCGTCAACATCTGACCATGCTTTTTCTGTGGCTTGTTTTACCAGTTTTTCATCTGCTTTGGCATCAACTTGTTTTTTAGCAATTTCTTTTTTAACTTTGGGTTTTGTTGTTTCTGCAACAGGTGTTTCTGCCAGTTTCTTTTTCTCAATATGTTCTTTAACTTTATCTTCTGTGGCTATGACTTCCTGTTCTATCTTCTCAAGTTTTTCAACTTTCTCAATAACTTTGGGAGCCTTTTCTACTTTGTCTTTGAATTCTTTTATGGGATTGTTTTTTTTATTTTTGGGTGCTTCAACTATCTCAATGTTCATGCCTTCAATAGGTTTGGACTTAATTCTTACTTGATTGTCTCCACACTTCTCTTGAATATAAGTTTCAGTTACTTCCACCACTTCCCATTCACACCCTCCACTGTCTTCCGCAAAGACGGCTATGTTCCAGTTGAACATGATTGCTATCAAAATGTAGTGTACGAATTTGTTCATTATATACCTATATTTATGTTACCACAGTTACTTGGTCTGCTGTGCCTGTGTAGCCGTCCAGATCCCATTGCATGTCATAACTGCCGTTGTTGTCGGTGTCTATTTTGAACAGTGTGTTGTTGACTAAGGTCCTTGAAATACTTGCACCATTCGTTATAGCACTGATGTCAATCCTGTCCTCGCTGTAATTGAAATCTATAATAGTGTCGTTTTGCTGTCCGTCACCACCTGGATCTGACTGGTAAACCTGTTTGTATATGTAGGTGTCCGCACCCGCACCGCCCCACAGTTCGTCTGCGCCGTCCTTGCTGAATATTGTGTCATCACCCATGGTTCCAAATATGGTTTCAGAACTGCTGGTACCGTTGATCTGTGATGCCCCGTCATAGTACAGCGACGCCGCCCACTGTATGAGATTCTCGTTGTAGGTCTGTGCACCACCTGTTTTTAATTGGCTGTTGGCAGTGTATGTATCGTTGACACCGTATGCGTCCCAGAGGTCCATGGGATATGTGTCGTAGTACACCAGTCCCGAACCGTACTTGTAGGCAAATGCGTTGTTGTAACTCTCACCGTTTGGAGTGGCGTTGTTTGATCCCCTGTGTCCTATGCCCACCTCGCCTGTGCCCAGGTTGGTGATGTGGCCGTGGTCAGTGTGGTCACCACCGTCCAGGGTGTTGTTGGTCAGTGTGCCCGCCGCACCGTTGTACAATAGGGTGTCGTTCAGTTCCGTCCTGAAGTCTGTGTCATCGTTTAGGCCAGAACCAAGTTTTTTTGTGATTGTGGCTGACTCACCCAACAACATCGCGTTTGCGTTTGTCACGTGTCTGTCCTGTACCAAAAGTATACCACCATCGTTGACCCAACTCCATATGGCACTGCTGGAACTACTTGCCGCACTATCACTTGACTGACCAGTGCCTGTGAACCATTCAGAGGAATAGGAACTGTTGCTTCCGTTGTGTGCATAAAGGATGTCTATGTTCGAAAGATCGGAAGTTCGAACATTGGTCAGGTTGGTTGCTGTGTGTCCTGTGTTCTCAATGATCCTCGCCTGATTGGTTGTGTCACCTTGACCTGAGACCATGTCGTAGTAACCCACGTTCAGTTTGTAGGCTATCTCGCCACCGTCGTTGCCGGAGTGTACGTCTTCAAAGTCCAATATGTTTTCGTGTATGCTGGCACCCTCGCTGACGTCTGTGACGTTCACAGTCTGCGTGGTAGTGGTCACGTTGCCAAATGCGTCTGTGGCTGTGATTGTCAAACTGTAACTGGTTGTGGTCTCATAGTCCAGTGCCGCCGCTGTGGTGATTGCACCTGTGCTGGAGTTGATTGTGAATGCGTTGCCTGTGTTACCTGCCGTGATTGAATATGTGATTGCTTCACTCTCTGCATCCGAGGCAGATATTGTTGCCACTGATGTGCCTGTACTGACATCCTCTGCCAATGACACAGCACTGGTGTTGGATATCACAGGTGAGTGATTGTTCTCCACAGTCACTTGCCATGAGTCTATGTCTGATGCTCCGTATGGATCCTGCACTTTCAAAAGCACATTGAATGTGACATCTTCAGTGACACTCAAAGCATTGGCCAGGTACAACCTGTTGCCGTCTATGCCAATGTTGCCTGATGGATCATCAAATATAGAATAAGTCAATTGATCGCCATTGGCATCTGAACCATACACGTAACCCAGTGTTGTGCCAACTGCTGTGTTCTCATTACCTGTGACTGCGGCTGGCATGTCCAACCAAGGAGCCACGTTGATGTTTTGTTCCTCTGCCATTTCGTATATGAACTGATCCATGATGTAATCTGCCTCCATGGAATCGTTATAGGCATCCTCGTTGTTGTCTATGACATCCCAATAATCGTTTTCCTCTAGGGCGTAAAAATCCTCAACACTGTTGATGCCTGCACCAGCACCATCAAACCATTCATCTATGTGCTGGGATTCTATCACAATCATGTCCTGGACCTGTTGGTCAATCATTTCATTGTCAGGATCTATCTCCTGTAAGAAGTTGTCTATCTCTTGTGCTATGGGGGCTTCTGCTAATGCTTTTTGTTTTTCTTCCTGTATAAACTGTTCCACTGCTTGATCATCCACTTGATTTTCTTCAGCAACGTTGAACACGTCATTGTCCTCATTGAATCCCTCTGGTGCCATTTCTTCTTCCATCATCTTTTCAAATTCCTGGAATTCTTCGTTGTTTTCCATCTCCTGCATCTGCTCTTCCACGTTCTCCTCAGCAAAGATATCTTTGGGTTCCTCTTCTATGATCTCTTGTGGTGCTTCCACCACTTCATTAAATTCTTCCATGACGTTCTCTTGTACATCACGCATCATTTCTTGTGGTGCTTCTTCTTTGAACTGTTGCATTTCTTCCACTGGTATAAATTCTTCAAACTCTTGTACGAATTCCTCTTGGAATTTTTCAAAGTTTTGTACGATGGCTTCGAATCTTTGTTCCACAGCCAGAACTCTTTGCTCAATCACTAGTTCCTTTTCGATAACCTGTAGCACTTCTTTTTCTACAAACTCTACTTTGGCTTCTATGTCTGCAAAATCCTCTTTGATTTCAGCAAATTCTTTTTCTATCTCTTGAACTTTTTGTTCCACAACTGCTTTCTCCTGGGCGATCACTTCGATCTCTTGTTCGATCTGTTGTACCTCTTCCTCGATCTCTTGAAATTCTTCTTCCAACTGTTGCAGTTCCTGTTCGATCATTTCTCTTTCCTCGACAGGAATGTCTTCCAGTTGTTCTTCTAGTTCTTCAATTTCCTTCTCTTTTTGTTCTTTGGCTTTTTGTTTTTCTTCTTTTTCTTCTAGAACCTTTTCTTCTTTTTCTTCCAGCTCTCCGGCCTCCTCGTCAAGTTCTTCCGCCTCCTCTTCCAGTTCCTCAGATTTTTCTTCAAGTTCCTCGGCTTCCTCTTCCAGTTGTTCTTTTTCTTCTTCTAGTTGTTCTTTCTCTTCTTCCAGTTCCTCGCCTTCTTTTTCTGCTTCTGCTTTTTCTTTAGTGGCTTCCTCTGTCTCTCTTTCCACTTCCGCTTTGGCTTCCGTCTTACGTGTTGTGGAGATAGTTTTAGCAAATTTCTTGAGCACTTCTGCCTTTGGCAGGATCACAGGAACTGTTGGTGGTACATATGCGTTTGCAATAATAGTGGCCTCGTATGGTTTTGTCAGTAGCACTTCGCCTGATTGGTTGGCAATTAAAATTTGTCCAACTGAACCATCACTGTTGGGCAGTAGTACTATCTCGTTGTCTTCGCCTTCTGTGTTGGCTTTACCCGCAACCTGTGTACCTCTAACACCTATTGTCAACACAGGTGTTGTGACTTTCATAGCATCGTTACCTGTCTTGGCGATCTGTCCTGAAACAAAAGAAAAGTTACCTTCTAATACATTGGCATTCATGGATCCCACAGTGGGGTTTTCGGGATCGTACACAAAATCATCTATTGTCATGGTGCTGTTTGGATCAACAGACATTGTGGTTTCGTCTGCGAAAGCAATACCCACAGCAGTTCCGCCAGCACTGATCATGTCATCTAGATAGATGAAATCACCTTCGCTTAATTCTATCGTTTCATTACCACGTTGAATTGTGAACGGTTGTTCGGCTGTGGTAACTTTTCCAATTGCTAACGGATCTGTAAAAATTGCCATGTAGTTGCCCTCTTTTAATATACTAATATTTAATAAAGTATGCTGTTATTATAATCAGATACTATTAAGTATTAACTACTCACATAACTTAAAAGACACTAAAATAAACACCTTGTTTATTTTAAATATTTGCATGAAAACATTGGTTGCTTTTATATTATTGTGGATTGGTGCAGAAACAGATTACAACACTCTGATTCCACATCCGGCAATAAAGATGGTGAGTCAAAGCAGTTTAAATCAAATGCACTTTGGTGATGTCGTACCAGACGGTGAGATCCATGCTTTGTATGATCCTAGCACAGACACCATATATCTTAAAGACACTTTTAATATGTTCAATGTGTTTGACAAAGGTGTATTGATGCATGAGTTAATGCATTATGTACACGACTTGAATGATGCTGTGGGCACCAAGTTTGATTGTATGGCACAATCTGAAGCAGAAATATATCCACTTCAAAAAAAATATCTATTGGAAGTTCACGGTGTTAACTGGGAATACGATTCCATGTATCTTAAAGTTATCAGCAGTTGCAATTAATGTAAAGTTTTAGGCAATTGAGCTCTGAATTGACCTTGTATATCTAATTCTTCATCAATTCTTCTTTTGAAATATTGAATCACAATTTCGTTTTTCCAGCACTGTCTTTGGTCTATAGGATCTGTAGATTTTTCTAACGATTTGTTTTGTTGATTAAGAAAATCAATTTCTTCTTGGTATAAATCGACTAGGTTAATTTCTTCCATGTGCATACGATCATCCATGCTAATATTTATGTTTTTGTAATGTTGAGTAAACCTAATTGAGATCTTCCTCCTTGATCAAATTTGCCAAAAGCAAATAGATTAAAAGCAATACAAAATCGTTCTGTGTTACTTTTACTAGGCTCAACACTGTGTGGTAATGTTGAAGGAAAAACTACCATCATATTATTTTGAGGAGGCATAGCAAATACGTCTGAGTTACAGATATTAAAGTTTTTATTTTTGTATGGCACATTCACCGTTGGTGTCAAGACATTGTAGTTTGTTTTTTCTTTATGAAAAACAATTTCTCCACTGTCTTGTTCTGTTTGAAGATAGTAAACAGCACTGAACATACTACCTGCATGAGTGTGAGCATCGCTTTCATCACCTTTAATATGTTTCACACTCCAACTATTTGTGATGTCAAACTTTGCTTTAGATTCATCAATGTCTAACACTTCGTGAATGTAGTGTTCACATTTATGTAAAAGTTTTTGTTTTAACTGTTTTAATTCTAGATTGTCTAACAAAAATTTATCCACAGAACCAAATCCGTTGTCTGCGGCAAATCTTTCGTACTTTTGTTCTTTGATAAATTTTAATTCTTCTTCGCTAACACCAGGTTCTATCACAGTTTGATACAAAGGTATACCAAACAACGGAATCATATTAAAGTTCTTATCAGTCATTTTTAAATTTTAAAATAAAGTTTAACACAATTCGTCTAGGGTTGTCAACAGGATTCGTTCCAGCATGATACTGATCGCTTTCAAACAGCACAGCAGTATTTTTCTTAGGTGTTACTGTGTCTTGAACTTGTAAATTATCCCATCCGCTGTTGCCTTTTTTATCGAACAATACAGTGTCACCATCGGAGTCGTTAAGATAATATATTAAACTGTGCCAACCTTCTCGATCTCTATCCACATGTGGACAATTCACAGCATGATTATCGCTGTTATTCTGCATCAATAAATTGGCTTTGATTCTGCCCATCTCTACCACCGGTTTATCTAGTGATTTCAAAATAGGTTCGACCAACTTCCAATAAGGACTCAACGGTTTTTGATCGTAGAACATGTGAACAAATTGTCCAGGCTCGTATAAGTTAAATGAGTTTGATTTACTTACAACATCTATTACATCTGGTGGAACAGACGATGGCAAGTAGTGCCAGTCAAATTGGAACGATGATAATGTATCGTGTAATTGATTGTAGTCTGCTTCTGATAATACGTTTTCTATTCTTTTAAACACATATTATTTTAGCCAACCAATCTTCTTGCCTGCTTTCACTCTGGCATTGTGTTCTTCTACAGTAGAAGGATAACGCCATGCCCAAACAGCCACTAGTGCCATGGATATGCCTGACCATAATACTGCTTTCATATTACCTGTGAAATACCAAGTAAATGCTAAAGTGGAACTCATTACTAATATCATTGCGTATTTTCCTTTTATAGGAAATACTCTTTTCTTTGTCCAGTTGGTTAAGAATTTACCAAACCATGGATGGTTATACAACCAAGCCTCCATCTTAGGTGAACTCTTTGCAAATGCCCAAGCGGCAACCACTAAAAATATCGAGAATGGTATTCCTGGAGTAACAAAACCTATGTAGGCAATACCCACACATAGAAATCCCAATGCTTGATACAAATATTTTTTTATCTTATTCATTATAGTACCTTTTCTAGAGCGTCTCTTAAATCATGCATCATTGCATCTGTATGGAACGGTGTCGGTGCAAAACGTAGTCGCTCTGTGCCTACTTCAACTGTTGGATAATTTATTGCTTGACAATATATTCCATATTCATTTATCAGTGTATCGCTGATTGCTTTACACTTCTTAGCCTCTCCAACATGAACCGGAACTATGTGAGTTTCGTTTTCAATCATTGGAATGTTTTTCTGTCGAAAAATTTCTTTAAGTCTGTTTGCTCTTTCTTGATGTTTTATTCTTAAGTCGTTGTTGTCTGCAACATACTTGACACTTGCCAATGCACCTGCACAAATCACAGGACTCATTGAAGTTGTAAAGATAAAGCCCGAGGCAACAGAACGTATTGCGTCTAAAACAATAGACTTACCAACGATGTAACCTCCCTGTGTGCCAAAGGCTTTACCAAGTGTACCATTCAAAATATCTATTCGATCTTGTAGATCTAATTTTTGAGTAACACCTCCGCCTTTATTTCCATACAAGCCGACTGCGTGAACCTCATCAAGATATGTGATAGCACCATACTTTTCTGCTAGGTCACAGATTTCCGTAATTTTACTCATGAACCCATCCATGCTATACACAGATTCAAAGACAATACAAGGTGTGCCTTTACAAGTTTTGAGTATAGATTCCAATTGCTCGAGATCATTGTGTTTGAAAATATGTTTCTCAGCACCACTATGTCTGATACCTTGTATTAATGAAGCATGATTCTTGCTGTCACTAATAAACACAATATCAGGAATGATGCGTTTTAATGCAATTAGACTCCATTCGTTTGCAACGTAGGCAGAACTGTAAAGTAATGCCGACTCAGTGCTGTGCAGTTTAGCCAATTCAATTTCAAGTGCTACATGGTAGTGACTGGTTCCACCTATGTTCCTAGTCCCACCAGAGCCTGCACCTGTTTGATCCAATGCAGTATGCATAGCATCTAGAACCACCTTATGTTGACCCATACCTAGGTAATCATTTGAACACCAATTCACAATATTTTTAATATTGTATTTGCCATACCATATAGCATTTGGGTATTCACCTCTCTCACGAAGAATGTCATTGAAAACTCTGTAATTTCCAGACTCTTTGAGATTGTTGATGATGTCCTGAAAAGGATTAACTGAAAGCATATCAGTATTTAGTTAACTACTCAGTTTAATCTATGTATTTGTTGAATGTTTGTTGTGAGCAGATTTTAATTGCTTTTTCATAAATCTGTTCAATAGGAGTGTTTAAAAGCAATTCTTCTGATGGTTCTGCAGTCAACCAACACTTGCTGTTGATTTCTCCTTCTAATTGTCCTGGTGACCACACACTTAATCCACTAAAACATCTCCATTCGTCTGGTGAATCTTCTTCGTGTAATTTTTTTAACATCTGAGCATCACTTGTTAAACTGAATCCGTTACCCAATTTAAGAGTGTTCTTACAACTCCATTCGTCTGTGTGTAGTAATAAAATACTTTCTTGGTTTACTGGTCCACCTTGGTAAACTAGGTCCTTCATGTCAACTGTTGCAAATCCTTTAGATTCTAATATCTTTTTTAATTTTGTTCTTGTGGGTTTATTAATAACAAGTCCTGCCACATGTTGCGGAGACTCTTCATACACAAATACTACACTTCTTGCAAATGTACTATCCTGTCCCATTTTGGGAGTAGAGATTAGTATCTTATTTTGCCATTTAGATCCTGTTATCGATGTTCTCATTTACTATACAATGGTAATGGTCCGCCGTATGGCTCGCCTTTAATCTTCTTTCCAGAAACATAAACTCTCTTCTTGCCAATCTTGTAAGATTTTTTTCCTGAACGTTTTCTGTAACCTTGACTTTTACAACTTGCCAACTGACTGGCACCCAGTGCATGATCAGGTTTTTTGCTTCTACACAATGCTTTACTGGCAGGCCCTGCTTCGGATATTATTACTTCTTGTACTTTCATAAAAATATTTAGCGATATTTGTCTGCTGAATTGCCCGCCTGAACCTCTGGTAACATCTTAAAAGTGAGTGCCTTCCTAGTGCCTCTAGTGGTCTTTATAACCACATCTCCAGACTTTTCAAAATGTTCTATTTTTGTGATGGTTGCTTTTTCTTCCTTGTGACCAACTAGAATCTGTTGACCTAGTGCTAGATTTATCTGAATGGATCGTAACTTCATGCTCACCTCCATTAGGTTGTGTGATAAACATATTTATCTAGAAAGTATGCTGTCCATTGCTTCAACAATTTCTGTGGTTGTGTAATTGTGTGTTGGCAAGGGTCTTGCTGGAGGGGTGTAATCTAGTTCTTGTAAACCGTGTTCTCTATCGATATATTTCCAATCTACTTTACCTATATCAAACTGTTGTAACCATTCAAACACTGTGTTGGGATCAAATGCTCCACAAGTGTACACATCAAGTTGTATGATAGCAGGCGATGGTTCGTCCCAACTATGTAATACAATGTGACTGGTTTCTATAATTGCGGCAACAGTTAATCCTCGGTTGCCTTCCATTTCAACATACTTGGCAAACGGACCCATCAACAGTTTCATATCAATGCGTTCGATTAAATTAGCAAGTGAATTGATAGCAAATGTTTCATCCTTAGGAGGATTGTTTGCTTCTGCTCTTATTATAATGTGTTTGTGTTCTAATAGTTTTGTCATATTCAATCTATATTTATGAAAAGCCAATAAAACTAGCACTTTATAACCATTGACATTTCGGTTGTTTTATTGTAATATAAAGTATGAATAGAATATTGTCAACAATTATTTTACTGACGTTGCTTCAAGGCTGTTCGGCCACAATGGGAGAATGGCAAAAAGGTGCCAAGGCTCCTGGTTACAGAGCACACGATGTTTGTTTTGTGTGTGGAGAACAGATTAAATTTTTTCCAAACGAACCATACAGTTGGTCAAAATTTGTAGAAGAAACTGATTATTATAACAACTCGGACACTGTGAAACTGCCTTGGTAGAAAAGTCAATGAAACTGCGGTTTCTGTGCAGTTGACAGGTGGTACCAAAATGTGTTATAATAAGATAACTTAAGGAGGAAAAATGTTTACAGAATCAAACAAAGAACAAGTTGCTGATTTAGAACGTCAAAAAATAACAGTGAAAGACCAATTAGAGTTTGAAACCAATACAAAAAAGATTATTGAATTGGACGAACAACTGTATGAAATAGAAGATACTATCAAAAAATTAACTCAAGGTACTAGAATAGTATGATTAAGAAACAAAGAAAACAAAAAGAATACAAATTAACCAAAAAGGATTGGATTGAGTTGTTGAACTTTTGGCCCATGACCATTGTGGTGCCCATCATGTTGATACTGATCCTGTTCGGACCGTGGATAATGTCATGAATGAAATTTTAATATTTGGACTGAGTATTGGTGCAATAATCTATATCAGTTTTAAACTAGGCAAAGAACGAGGCACAATGTTAGCCAGTGCAAGAGCAGTAGACATGATGATTTCAATGGGTTATCTAAAAGAAACTGATAAAGGTGAAATTGAAAAGGTGAATGATGAACAATCTCAGTAAAATGTTTGAACCCAGTAAAGAAAGACTGATTCGTAATGCTAGAAACTCTATGCTTTCAGCACAGGATCCTTGGTTTAAATCATATTGGGAAGGAGTTTTAAATCATCTACTAACAGTTTACAAAAGACATGACTAATAAAAAACATATCAAATTAAACGACAAGATCAAAGCATTGAACTCCACAAGAGTTTACAAGAAGATCACTCCATTGCATGACCTAAGTTGGTATGTGAAGTGGGTGTCTGTGTTTTTTGTTATATCAGGTTGGATGTTGCAATCAATCAATTTGTTTCCATACAACATAGCAGTACAAATGACTGGTGTTGCTGGATGGCTGTGGGTAGGAATACTTTGGCATGACAGAGCATTGATTGTGCTAAACAGTATTGGTGTTGCCCTGCTTGGTTTGGGACTATTAAAACATTGGGCTGGAGTATAAATGTCAGACGATATCAAAAAGAAAATTCAAATTGCAGAGCATCACGAAGAACTGTACGCAGAAATCTTTGAGCAGATGGTTGAAAAAGGAATAGACAATGATCATCAAATGGTAGCCAGTGTGTATCTTGCTTTGGGATTGAAAATGTATCGTTCATGTTTACCCAAAGAAGACTTCCAAAGATTACTGGATGATGTTTGTTCATCAGCAGTAGACATTGAACCTTTTCAAAAAGATAAGAAAGAGGTTGTACACTAATGGTTAGAAAAGTGAGCAAAAAGAAATTGATAGACATCCTGAAAGGCTCTAACAAAGACGCTGTGGTAGAAGAATATCAAAACATAGCAGACTGTATCAGAAGTGATCAAGTGCCTGCCAGTGATGTAGCGAAGTTCTTTGCAAACAAAGATTTTTACAAATGGTACAAAACAAAATACTTGACTTATTAACACAATGAATATATTATTAACAAAAAGGCAAAAAGGAAAGGCAATATGATCAAAGGCATAATAATTGGTGCAATTGGAATGTACATATATCTTGTACAACCAGAGTGGGCATCGACCATTACTGAATATGCAAACAATCTGTATAATTCAATAATTGAATCAGCACAAAACGGATAACTTTTAGTTGTTTGTTTTATTAGAGAAAGAGATAATTTAATGACACAATACTCATCACACGATTGGAGAAAGAACACAGACGACGCAGTTGTTGTAGACACTAACTCGGCAACATTGAAGGTTAACGATTGTATCGTTAGATTCACAAATCCAAGGTCTTTGAAGACTGAGGAAGTTGATGTGTCTAGGTTGATAAGAGTTTTCTGTAATAACCAAGACTCACACAGGAGGAGTGTGAAATGATGAGACCTAAAAATGCTCCAAAATTCAAAAAAGTTGTTAAACTGCAACAGCCTGATGGACCAGAATTAACTTTGGAAGAGAAAGCAAAGGAAAGAGAAAAACTTATGAAAGAGTTTCTTGCCAAAGGTGGCAAAGTTGAAAAAGTTCCTTACGGAGTTACTAATCAAGAAATGGGTATGTCTAATCAGAATGCAGGTTGGATTCCTCCCACAACAATTACTCCAAAAACTTGGCGTAGTAAAAAAACCAAAGACTCAAATAAATCTAAAAAATCTAAAAAATCTAGTAACTAGCCTACTTTTTAGAATAAATATTAGCATGAAAAACTTTATTTGGGGAATGTTGATTGCTGTATTCTTATTAAACTTTAGCATAACTGCAGAAGAAACATCCGAAACACCTGAAACACCCAAAACACCAAATGCCACTTTGCCTACATTGACTCCAGGTTACCATTGGCAGAAGTTGCCTATGGTGTGTGCTGAAGGAAATACAATCTTCGAAGAACTAACAGCAAAAGGTTTTGTGGCTGTGAATATGAGTTTGGGTAGAACTAATTCCGATCCCAAAGGCGAACCTGTGTTTCTACTCACATATTTTATTAGTTCAGATGGATCCAGCACAGCGGCAACAATGAATGTCCCAATCAGCGAAGACACTTGCCTGCTGTTTGTTACTCACGATTTAACAATAACTCCACAACAATAGCATAAACAGTTGGTATGAGGACTATCGAATACCCTGTCAAAATTTATCTAATGCACACCGATGACGACAGTTGTTTCAAAGTGTATGCCATGGATCTTCAAGATGCTTACGAAACACTGTTGGAAAATGAACCAACAATCAAACTGGACGATGTCCAATTTGTTGAGGAACACAAGTGTGCCAGTGTTGCCGAAGCCATACATTAAAATATATTCATAAACCACTTGACAAACACACACAAATGCTTATATACTAGCATAGTATTAACAAAGGAGTATTATACACATGGCAATTAATGGTAAAACAAAAAAAGTAGAATTTGGATCTCGTAGCAGAAGCAAACTAATTCAAGGAGTAGATATTCTAGCAAATGCTGTGAGAATAACTCTAGGACCCAAAGGTAGAAATGTTGTTCTACAGAGAACATGGGGTGCTCCAGCAATAACCAAAGATGGTGTCACAGTAGCAAAAGAAATTTTATTAAAAGATGATCTAGCCAACATGGGTGCTCAGATGGTTAAGGAAGTTGCCAGCAGAACCAACGAAGAAGCAGGTGATGGAACAACCACTGCCACAGTGTTAGCTCAATCAATTGTTAATGAAGGTGTTAAGTATATCACTGCCGGCATGAACCCAATGGATTTAAAAAGAGGAATGGACAAAGCCACTGATGTAGTGGTTGAACAACTCTCTAAAATATCAAAACAATGTAAAACACAGAACGAAATAGAACAAGTTGGAACTATATCTGCCAACTCAGACAAAGACATAGGATCTATGATTGCTGAGGCTATGGAAAAGGTTGGCAAAGAAGGTGTTATCACTGTTGAAAAAGGCAAGACCATGAAGAATGAACTGGAAGTTGTAGAAGGATTGCAATTTGATCGAGGTTATATGAGTCCGTACTTCATTAACAATCCAGCAAAACAACTTGTGGAATTGGAAGATGTTTATATTATATTAACAGGTAAGCACATTAGAACTATTCAAGAAATTGTTCCTCTATTAGAAGAACTTGCCAAAAAGAACAAACCGTTTTTATTTGTGTGTGAAGATGCTGAAGGAGAGGCACTAGCCACATTAGTGATGAACAATGCCAAAGGCACAATTAGATGTGCGGCAGTTCATGCTCCGGGTTATGGCAACAGCAGAAAAGCAATGTTGCAGGATATGGCAACACTAACAGGTGGTGAAGTGATATCAGACGACACAGGATTAACTTTAGAAAAAGCCAAATTGGAAGACCTTGGACAAGCATCAAGAGTAGTTGTAGACAAAAACACAACCACAATCATAGGTGGCAAGGGATTTAAATCTAAAATAGACATCAGAGTTGCAGAGCTTAAAAAACAGATTGAAATGAGTGAAGGTGGCGATGACAAAAGAAAATTAGAAGAAAGATTAGCCAAACTTACAGGCGGAGTCGCAGTGATTAGAGTGGGTGCCGCAACTGAAGTTGAAGTGCAGGAGAAAAAAGACAGAATTGAAGATGCCTTAAATGCTACCAAAGCCGCAGTTGAAGATGGTGTTGTGCCAGGTGGTGGAGTTGCTTTCTTAAGAGCCAAACAAAACATTGAAAATCTGCAAGGAGACAACGAAGATCAAACAGCAGGTATACAGATTGTGTTGAAAGCACTCGAATCTCCAGTGAGACAGATTATTGCGAACGCAGGCGGATCGCCAGATGTGATTATAAATGAAATACTGAAAGGTAAAGGTAACTTTGGTTATGATGCTGGAACAGGTGATTTTGGTGACATGATGGAATTGGGTATTATCGATCCTACCAAAGTGTCAAAAACAGCATTAATAAATGCTTCAAGTATTGCTGGATTATTAATCACAACAGGAGCGTCAGTGTTTGATGAACCCGAGTCTGTTAAGAAAGATTGGGATCCTGTGGAAAATACTAACATGAAATCTGGGGATTTCTACGATTAGTTTACCAAAAACTCTTGACATTTGACAAAGAGTGCTTATATAATTTACATAATAAAAAAAACTCGCTTAACAAGGAGAAACTAAAATGAGTAAAATAATAGGAATAGACTTGGGTACAACAAACTCTTGTGTTGCTTTGATGGAAGGTAAGGACGCAAAAGTTATTGAAAATACAGAAGGAGCAAGAACCACTCCAAGTGTGGTAGCATTCACAGACTCTGAAACATTGGTTGGTATGCCTGCAAAAAGACAAGCAGTATCCAATTCAAGCAACACAATATTTGCGGCGAAACGTTTGATTGGTAGAACATTCGACGGTGATGCTGTGCAAAAAGATATCAAAACACTTCCTTACGAAATTGTGAAAGCAGACAACGGTGATGCTTGGGTTAAAGCCAATGGCAAAAAATATGCACCATCTGAAATTTCTGCTTCTGTTTTACGTAAGATGAAAGAAACAGCAGAAAAATATCTAGGTTCCGAAGTTACAAAGGCAGTGATCACTGTACCGGCGTACTTCAATGACAGTCAACGTAAGGCTACAAAGGACGCAGGTAAGATTGCTGGACTGGAAGTGGAAAGAATTATCAATGAACCAACTGCGGCGGCGTTGGCATACGGTCTGGATAAGAAAAAGTCAGGCACGATTGCTGTGTACGATCTAGGTGGAGGTACATTTGATGTTTCTATATTAGAACTAGGTGACGGAGTGTTTGAAGTTAAATCCACAAATGGTGACACAACACTGGGTGGCGAAGACTTTGATGCTACAATCACAAATTACATCATCAGTGAATTTAAAAAAGATCAAGGTATTGATTTAGCCAACGACAAATTGGCTGTACAACGTGTGAGGGAGGCGGCTGAGAAAGCCAAAATAGAATTGTCAAGTACCGCACAAACAGACATCAATCTACCTTTTATCACAGCAGATAAAACAGGACCTAAACACATCAACATAAAGATGACTAGAGCAACATTGGAAAGTTTAGTTGGTGATCTTATAGCACGAACACTCTCTCCTTGCAAACAGGCATTGAAAGATGCTGGGGTCACAGCAAAAGATGTTAGTGAAGTGGTGTTAGTAGGTGGTATGACTAGAATGCCCAAAGTGTTTGACACAGTCAAAGACTTTTTTGGCAAAGAACCACACAAAGGAGTTAATCCAGATGAAGTGGTGGCATTGGGTGCCGCTATTCAAGGTGGAGTACTGCAAGGCGATGTCAAAGATGTATTGTTGTTAGACGTTACACCTTTATCACTTGGTATTGAAACACTGGGCGGAGTAACAACCAAAGTAATAGAAAAGAACACAACTATTCCCACAAAGAAAAGTCAAGTGTTTTCAACTGCTGAAGACAACCAAGCGGCAGTGACCATCAGAGTTACACAGGGTGAAAGAGATATGGCAGTGGACAACAAATTGCTGGGTAACTTTAACCTTGAAGGTATTGCACCTGCTCCAAGAGGTTTACCACAGATCGAAGTTACATTTGATATAGATGCAAATGGTATCTTGAGTGTGAGTGCCAAAGACAAAGGCACTGGCAAAGAACAGAAGATCACTATTCAAGCATCGGGTGGACTTTCAGATGAAGACATTGACCAGATGGTTAAAGATGCAGAAGCCAACAAAGAAGAAGACAAGAAGAAAAGAGAGTTGGTAGAAACAAAGAACCAATCTGAAACACTGACACATCAAATCGACAAGCAACTCAAAGAGCATGGCGACAAGATATCTGAAGAGGAAAAGAAAGCAATTGAAGATGCCAAAGCAACTTTAATCGACGCATCCAAAACAGATGATGTGAGTAAGATTCAAGAAGCAATCAAAACACTCACAGAAGCCAGTATGAAGTTGGGCGAAGCAGTGTACAAACAAGCACAAGAAGAACAAGCACAGTCGGAACAACAAGGCGAAAGCACAGAAGAAAATATTGTAGACGCTGACTTTAAAGAAGTTGATCCCAAAGAAGAAGATAAGAAATAACAATTGACAGAAGTTTCCTTTTGTTGTATTATAGTAATATGATAGGCAAAAGGAACACTTCACAATTCAAAACAGAAATAGAAGCAACTGTAAGAATCACAGTTGATCACAATCAAACATTCACACAACAACAAATACTAGATGAGTTTTCAACCAATGTGTCTGAAGATTTTCATCAAGTAATGAGTTCAGATTCTGAACATTTACAACCCACTCAAGTAACTGTGATGAGCGAGAAGGTTATTAAAAGTAATGGGATTAGTGTTGAACTAGACGTTATTGATTCTAAGTAATTATACTTTTTCAGGTACACCAAATTGGCTAAGGCGATCTTCTCTGACACAATAAACCATCTCTATTGGCTGTGGTCCATACTGTCCAGCCATATTCATTTTGATACTGTCAGCATTAAAAGTCACATAGAGTTGACATTCTTCAACGGTGTTGAATTGAGGTTTGTCATACCAGAACATATCTTTAGTTCCGTCAGGATATGCACCCATCATTAAAACTATTATAAACCATTTCATAATAGTATTTAGATGCATCAATGAAGAAATTATATGTGCTTTTTTAATAGCACCTATGCGAAGAAATTATATTATACTTTTAATTGTCCGTCTAATTGTAAACCTTCTAGTTCAAGTGGTTTACCTTTTGGATAAGAAGGTTCTATTTGAAACTCTTCTCCTGTTTTATCATTCTTGCAACCAGCCATCAACCAATCGTATTGAAAGTTCATGTTGTTCACAAAGTCCCAAAGTACATCATACGTTCCTCTGTCTGGATCCATAAGAAGAAGTTCTTTTTTACACTCTTCCATTGTGTCAAATGTTTGTCCCATTTGAAATGTTTTTTGTGTTTCGATCGGCGACTGTCCTATTAGGTATGCAAGTATTAAAATTTTGTACATTATTTGTTTTCCTTTTCCATTTGTTCGTCAAGTTTTTCAAACTCTTCGGTCATATCACTAGAATCATGTTCTTTGTTGTTCTTTTTCATCTTGTCGCATTCTCCAGGAGCAAACATACAACCCAATATTTTACCAATGGATCCACTATGTATCAATATGTTGCTTGTAGGGGTTGCTGTGCGTTCTGTGTTGGGTTTGGCACAACTGCTGATACCAATGCCTACCAATATCAATATTAGGATCAAAATTACTGCCGTTTCTAGTCTTTTGTTCATGCTCATATTTATTAAATACAACTAATGCTTAAATTAGTGTTATTATTATTCGTTATTATAGTAGGTTGTGCTCCAAAAGTCAACTACTCGTTTACATTACCGATAGCAATAACCTATGATGAAGAACGAATGGTAAAGAACAGTTATCCAGTGATACCTGTACACATAGAAAGACTTAATGAATCTAATTAAAAAAATATGCAACGACTTTGAAAGAGCATCCGAAAACAAAGAGTTCTACGACAAATGTCAAATAATCTACAAAGGTCCTTATGCCAAATCTAATGCAGTGTTGGAGCATATGGAATTGGATTATCTACCAAAAACTATAAAAAATGCAATAAACAAATTTTTGTGTTGACTTTGGTAGTAATCGACACTATAATAAGAGGAACACTATGGTAAAAATAGTTAAAATACGCAAACCAAAAAATAGAATAGAACGTGTTGAATGGAGTTGCTTAGGCACCATTGCTTTCGTATTTGCTCTATTTGTAATAGCGGTAACAGTATTTTGTTTGATAAGTTAAAAGATTTTGCAGGGAACATTGTTCATTGGGCCTTAATAGGTTCAATAACAGTAATATTTCTTTGCTTAATGTTGGTGTACGCAATATTAGATATATTGATGGAAACCATCAACAAGGTGACTAGGTCAATTAGTAAAAAATGAAGCGCCGACCTAGGCCTTATTTTATATAACTCCTCATAGAGGGTCGGAAACTCCACTGAATGAAGGTGGCGGGAGAAGCCCAAGTTTCTTAATAAGAAGGGTTAGAGTACGTGAGTCTTTAACCCACTTAAGGCTTTTCCAAACCTTTTTCCAGTAAGTGTGTTTCCGACTAATGATAAATTAATATATGATCGACACTTTCTACGGAACTTTTCCAAATCAAGGCTATGTACAAGCCACACTGCAACCTGAAGAACTTGCACCTATCCAGTTAGAAATAGACAAAATTCAAAAAGACTTTGATTCAGCAACGATTAATGATTTAGGTCATGCCAGTAATTTACAAAACGAATTCTATCTACAAGATTGTGTTAAACATTTAGAAAATTTGATAGCACCGTTGTGTCAAAAGTATTGTGAACACTCTGCTTATGGAGACAAATTAAAAAATACCTACACACTCAAAGACGCTTGGGTCAATTATCAATCCAAACACGAATATTTTGGAACACACACTCATAATGGTGAGTTTAGTTTTGCCTTGTGGGTCAAAGTGCCTTACACCATGGAGCAAGAAAAAGCTCATGTGAATTACTCAGGCAGAAACATTGAACGACTGCCTGCATTTAACTTTCATTACACAGATGCTATGGGAACAATTAGAAACCAAATATTGCCTGTGGATAAAACTTTTGAAGGTAAATTAGTATTGTTTCCTGGAAACATGAATCATTCTGTTACACCTTTTTACACATCGGACAAACACAGAATCACAGTGTCAGGCAACATAGTTTAATGCCCCTTTAGCTCATCTGGTAGAGCAACTGATTTGTAATCAGTAGGTGGTCTGTTCGACTCGGACAAGGGGCACCATACTTAACTGGGGGATTAGCTCATCTGGGAGAGCGCCTGATTTGCATTCAGGAGGTAGCAGGTTCGATCCCTGTATCCTCCACCACTCAAAACAAAAAATATTAATTTTTAGGTTCTGGTAAAGGGCCGTTCATTTGTTTATCTGTTGGAATCTTCAAACTGTCTTTGGGTGGATTGTAAACGTCTGCTTTAGGATTAGCCTTTAGGTAATCTTTCTTCATTTCGTCCCATAAAGGATCTTCGCTTTTTTCTCTAACAGGTCTTGCTCTCAGTCCCTTGCAGTGTTTCTCCACTGTGGCAAACTGTGGTGGCAGTGGTCTGTCCGCGTACTTCTGGCACACCTTCAGCATCTCCAGTTCCTGTCTCAGGTTCTCATTCTCTAGTAATACTTTATTTTGTTCATCACACATCTTTTTGCTCACACCCAAGTACTTCCTGAAACTCAATCTCAGTTCTTTCCTGTCTGAGAAGTTGTCGTAGTCGTTGCTGGGCGAGTAGTGTCTGTAGTCGGTGTCGTCCTGTGAGTAACTGGTGCTTAGGTCAACAGAACCATACTGACACGCATTTGAGTAACTGTTGAGGTATTCGTTACGTGCCTGAGCAGGTCTAACCAACACAGCAAATAATATGAGCAAGGCTAACAACAGCAGTGTAAATTTATTTGGAGCCATCCTGAGAGTATCCATTCTAGTTTCCGTTAACTTCCCTGCTAAGGTCCTTGATGTCCCATGCCATGTCTCTGACCTTCTCCGCCAGTTCTCTGTACAGGTTCTCTGCCATCTCCCAGGTACCTTCTGCCCTTGCCAGACGCTGTTTCAGATCAGTGTTTGAATCCCTTATCACAGTCATGTCTCTCTGCATGTTCATTATCTCAATCTTGTTTGCATTGATCGTGTCGGTCAGTGTGACCACGTACCTAACACCCGTGAATGACCCAACCAG